AGAACAAAAGATGTGTTAAAAGGTATCATTCCAGATAAAATTCCTAATAAAGAAATTTTTTACGAATTAGAATCTTTTAAAAATTATTATAAATTATTAAAGGATTATGAGAAGAAAACACAACAGGATGATTATATCTTGGGAGGTTTTAATCATCTAACAGAAATAAATATCTTAAAACAATTCCTTGCTAAAGAAAAATTACATCTTAATAAAGAATTAATTGATAATATATTAGAAGAGAGTCCAGATGAGAAAATAATTATATTCTCAAACCATACATCAATTATAAATCATTATCATAATATTTATAAGGATTGTTCTCTTGTTCATGATGGTAATCAAGGTGGACAACAAGAATTAGATTTTATAAAGAATGAATTTAATAATAATCCTAAAATTAGAATATTGATTTGTCAATATCAGAATTCTTACGCCGGGTTAAATTTACAAATTGCAAATCATACAATATTTAATGAGTTACCTCAAACTCCTGGAATAGAATTACAAGCTAAAGATAGAACACATAGGCCGGGTCAACAATACCTAACTAATTATTATTATACAATGTTTCAAAATACAATAGATGAAACACTTTATTTATTATTTCAAGAAGAACATAAAATTTCAAAAAATGTTATCGATGGGGAAGATAATATTATCAATATAGATATGTATAAGAGATTACATTCCTCAATATTAAAATCAATTGTAAATTAAACCACAAACTTTTTGTTACTACCAAGGAAATTATTTTTTCTCATTATTGTCTTAGCAATAAAATCTAATTCTCCTGTTTTCTTATCATAAGATAATAAAAATGGAAGATTTAAATTTGACTCTATATCTTTTATAATTGCTTCTTGCTCAAGAGGTAATAATGAGATTTTATCTTTATACCTTTGAAAGAATTTTTTGAATAAATTAATTAGCTCTACGCTTTCTATATCTTTACCATTCCTTAAATCATTTAACCTTTCATAAAAATGATTAGTAAAAACAATATCAATATTAAGAACTTTAAATATCCTATCTATAAAACGTTCAATATCTTTTAATTCGTTACGACTAATAAACTCTTTTAAGATAATTCTTTTGCCTGTTTTATTTTCTATTAATATTATTAGCTCTGATACTTTCATTTATTAATTTATTAAAAAAAGGTGTAGTTTTTTTCTACACCTTTTAAAATTAAATAATCTTTTCTTCTTAAATTTCTACACCCCATTTGTCATTTGATGCATCTACTAATAAAGTTATAGATTCACCTGGTTGATTAATATAATTAAATATTACACCGGTAAACCCATTGAAGTTTGCTCCTGGAGTTGCATCATCTACAATAACTTTATTTACATCACTTGTAGATTTAATAAAAACAACAGAATCTCCATCTTTTAAAAATGTTAATGTTGAAGGGGCAGCTAATGTTGATAAAGCTACATCTCCTGCTGATGTGTCTACTTTTACTATATACTTATTTGCAGAATCAACCTCTGTTGTTGCAAATAAAGTTTGTAAAAAACCTGCTGCTGCGGTTATTACTGATGTTGCGTATGCTACGCCTGATTTTCCTGCCGATGAAAAATTTAAACCATTATTAGCATTTATAATAATTGGAAAAATTTGATTTGTTAAATCATAACTCTTTGCACCTAAAATATTACCTTTATTAATTGCTGATGGAAAAATTAATTTTTTCCCATTAATAAAAATTTCATTACTTAATTCTGTTTGTGCATTTATTATATTTGAAAATATAAAAATTATTAAAAACAAATTTATCTTTTTCATTATTTTATTTATTTATTTGTTAAAAAAACGGTGCCTATCCAAAGACAGGCACCTATAACCATTTAATATTTGTTCCCAATTTATATCTTGAATCATTTATATATTAAATATTTTTATTTTCTAATATAATTACCTTTTTAACTTTTACCATCTTATCTTTACCTGCAACACCTAAATTAAATAGTTTGCCGGGTTTGTAATAATTATTTATTTCATCATCAGTAAGATGAGCTGCCATGTTTGTTGTTAAAGAATCTCCATTTTGAAATTCAACCTTTACTGTTCTTAATTTTGATTCAGTTAAAAAAACTTTCTTTCCTGTTTTAAACTCTAACAATTTAATTAAATCTGAAACTTTAATCAATTTAGATTCATAAAGTTTATCATAAAATATCTTGGCTAATTTTTCTTTACCTAATTTTTTCATTGCATCTCCTCGGAATTGTAATTTAGATTTATCAGTTGTTGAATTTGCCATTGCGGTTGTATATTGTATCTCCTTAGATTCATCTCCTCTTGCTTTATCTATAATTGATTTAGCTCTATCCATATCTTTTGTAGGTATATTTCCACCTGTAGAAGTTGTTGGTGTGTTACCTGCAAGAGAAACTGTTTTTGACATATCTTTTAAATCTGCTATTAAGTTTGATTTAGAATAATTAGCATTAATAATCTTTTCAGCCTCATCCCATGTCTTAATAAAATTCTTTAGATATTTTTCTCTATAATCATTTATCTTATCAAATTCTTCTTGAGATTTTATTCCTTCTAGATATTCTGCCGCGCTAATTATCTTTTCATTTGTTGTTACTTTAGACGCTTTTGCTACCATTAACATCCTATCACCAACAATATCAATTAAATCAGAAGATGCAAAATTAAAATTTGCTCTCTTCCAAGTTTTAAAAGATACCCCTGGTGTCCCAACCTTTGATTTCGCTGTCCAGAAAATCTCATCAACTGAACTATTCTCCCACTTGCCATCACTTAACTGCCCTGCTATTTCGTTATCCCACAAGCACTTCTGAGTAAAATTTCTAAATGTTATTATATTTGACATTTATTTATTATTTTTTATTTGTAATTTTCTTTAAAAAACTTTCTTTCTTAGGAATTAATTTTTCTATTCTAAATTTTAATATAGGTTTACCACCATTATATGTAGGTTGATCTAATTCATTCTTTTCTATTGATTTAACAATAACTTTCTTATTCTGAAATTTTCCGGTAAGAACAATATCTCCTATCTTTAAATCAATTAACCTAGAATCTTTTTTATTTGTTCAACCGTGTATTCTAAATCATCAAGAAGACTCGTTAATTTTTTAATTACCTTATTACTCTTATCTTCTTCCGCATAAGAGTGAACAGAAAAAACAACATCTCCTTTAAAAGAATTATATGCTTTTACAAATTTGTCTAATTCACTCTTGGTATCTTGTTTTAAATCGGCTAAAACGTCTTCTTTTAACAAGACTTTTTTGCCTGTTTTGTTTTCTATTAATTTAATAGCTTGTGTTATTTTCATTGTTTTATTTTAATTTATTTTAATTTATTTTAAATAGTATATTTTAATACATTCTCATAAGTTAAATCTAATGTTATATCTTGAGAAAGAATTGATTTAACAAAGAGAAAATGTGTTTTTTTATTAAAATTATTATCTATTGTTAAGCTGATAAATTTTATTATCTTATTTATAGAAGCATCTGTGATTTTTTCTTTATTTTTCTCTATATATTCTTTAGATAAAATAATATCTGTTGGTTCTATTGTTAAAGGAGCCAAGCAAGAATTGTCTATTATAAATTGTAAATCTATTTTCTTTTTCTTTCTTAATTTGCTCGTGAGGATTCTATATAATGTATATTCACTTTCTGTAATTATATCTTGTTTCTCTCTATCATTGATGTAATTACCTATCTGTAATAAAGTTAATTTCTGTAATCTGCGAGGATGCCAATAATCTCCATCTATTTCTATAACCACTTTCTTATCCTCGAGAACAATATCATATTTTTTACCTCTTAATTTAAATTTCTCCCCACCTAATAGATTACAGATTCTTGTTTCTATTTTAGAGGTGCCATTTTTAAATCTCTTTCTTAAAGATTTTCTTTTTCTTACTTTCTTAATCATTGTAAAATTTCCGGTAACCAATAACTTTTATTCTTATAACCATTTGGCAATAATATCTCTACTTTAGATTTGTTGTTTTTTATTTTATCTAATATAGGATGTTCTATATTATTTCTACCTTTAGAATTTTGATAAAAATAACCATATCCTTCTTTGTTAACAGCATTAAATCTTTTTGTTATTTCATCGATAATTTGTGCTGAATTCTTAAAGCTAAAATGCCCAAAATGTATTTTAGTAGTCCATAAAACACCTAATCCTTCTATATTTTTTTCAAATATTGCTTTAATATTTTTGTTACATCTTTGTATCCAATAAGGATATATAACACATTCTTGTTTAAATTCTTTTTCGATTAAGTCTTTTCTTATAAATGGATTCTCAGGAACGCCATAACCTATATTTGTAAAATGACCTGGTCCATGAAATTCTATTATTTTTGTTTCATTATTATTTGTGATTCTGAAATCAATTTTCTTTCTTCCCCAATTTACTTGATGTTCTATTATAGATTCTGGATAAGTTTGTTTTATTAAAGAGATTAATAAAAATTCATCAAAACTTATTTTAGCTCTGCCTGATTTGTTTGCAGGTGCATTTGGTATTTTGTTATCATACCACAATTTTTGAATTTTTCTTTCATCTATTACTTCAATATTATCTTTTATAATAAAATCAATTTCTTTTAAATCATTATCTGTAATATTTAAAATTTCTTTAATATCATTCTTTTTAAAATATGAACCTACAAAAATATCACTATTATGTAAGTCAAAAACTCCTATTGGATTATCTAATTTTTTCATAAATTAAAATATTTTTATAAATATACAAAAAAAAAGGATAGTAAATTAATACTATCCTTTTAATTATCTAAACTTAAAAACTTTTATTAAACTGTAACGCCTGGTTGTACTACTTCATAGCTACCAATTCCTTTTAATACTAATAGTCCATAAAATTTATTATTTACAAATTTCGTCCCCACTCTTGAACGTATCATTCTGCTTAAATTACCATCTTGTGGGTCTTCTAACATTTCTCCTAATTCAAACTCTCTATATGGTGCGTAAATATAACCTGTATCTTGTGGTGAGTTACCTAAACGACCTACTAATGCAAATTGTGCTGGCAATTGTGGGTCAACATAAATTTTCATTGTTTCATTTAATGTACCTACTCTCTCAATACCACCTGCGTGTTGTACAACTTCTCCTGGAAGAACATCTTTGTTTACATCTAACACTCTAAATGTATCTAAGTTTCTCATCTTAGCATAACCTTCTGCTGAAATTAAAACCCAGTTCGCAGCATACATTGTAGATTTTCTAATAGCTTCTGATAATTCATTTATAGCTAAAAACAAACCTTGGTTATAAGTAGATTCTATACCTCTAAATACTGTGTTTGCTGGATTAGGGTCAACTGCATTATAAAAATCTGCATTCCATTTTTTAATATGTCCTGCACCTTGTACTAATTCAGTGATTACATATCTATCTTTTTGTTGAGCTAATTCTTGAGACATATCTGCGATTAATTCTGCATCAACATCCATAGTATAATATGCTTCCATGTCCTCCATTAACTCTTTAGTCCAACTTGCTTTTAGTTTCCAAATTTGTGTATCAATTTGAGTTTTCTTAACTCTAATTTTCAACTCTGAACTAAATGCCGCATTTATTTCTAAATTTAAATATTCTTTTATAGCTAATCTTAAATTAATTGTTGTAGAAGCTGGTAAATCAACAATAGGAATAATTTGAAGTCTTAAAATTTTATTTGGGTCACCAGGTCCACCATCTCTTCCTGCTGTAGAAGTTGTTTCTCTATCTGCATTTCTTCCTGTAGACATAATGTCATCTGCAAAATTCTGAATTGTTCTCTTAACAATAAAGTGAACATTTTGTTTATATACACCTGCAGCATCATAAATTCTAAATGCCGCTAAATCTTTTAAACTTAAACCTGTTGCTGATAAATCAAAATCAAAAATTGCTTTTTGTTCAGCACCTGCTGCGTCAGTTAAAACAACACCCGCTTTAGATAAAGAAGCTGCTATTGCTGTATCATTTTGACCTCCAATAGTCGTATTATCAAAGTTGCTTGTTACTGAATTCCAACCTCTTGAAATAACACGTCCCTTAGATGTGTCATAACCACCATTGTCATAATGTCTATCAAAACCTGATTGGTCCTCAAAAGAATTACCTGCAAAATCATCTGCTTGTCCGCCACTTAAATCATTTGCTAAATGTGATTTACCAAAAGGTTTGTGAGTTGTAGAAATGGTATAATCTTTATAGAAAACTAAACCTGATGAATAATTCAAAGGGTGCATTGCAACCAACTTTGGAGTAATCATATCTCTATATTGACGTCTAATAAGAGGTATAGCAATTGTATCAAATACATTGATATCTGCGGTAGTATTATTTTCATTCAAATATCTTTTTTGATTTTCAAATAATATTGCCATGTTACCAAGGTCTCTTCCTTTTAAACCTGTAAGCTTACCTGTTTTAGCCCATTCGGTAATAAGCATTTTTCTCTTATCTGCTTCTTGCCTAATATTTATTTTTCCTAATTCCATTATTTTAAATTTGTTTTTTTTATTAAATAGTTATTTTTCTTTCATATAATTTTCTGATTCTAAATATTCATCACTTATTCCTAATAAATATTTATCTCTCTTAGATAATCCTGCATTTTCTATTTTTTTACCAGCTACACTTCTCACACCTTCTGTAATTTTATTAAGTGTTTTTGTTTTTGTAGAAGCTGATACCATTTTAGAAATACTGTTAAATTTCACTTGAACTTCTCTTGGCGTCCTTGCGCTATCAACAGATTCTATAATTTTGTATTTTACCTTTTTAGGCAACTCAGATTTTGCTAAAATTGTGATAACTGCCTCTGCCTTTTTTTCATCTAATTTAAATGATGAGTTTTCTTTTACCAATTTATTTAATTTTGCTCTTAAACCTTCATTTACTTTTTTTAGTTGAACAAAATCAATTGCCATTTTCTTCATAGCTTTTTTTGTCTCTGCTAAAACTTTTGAAGGAACCATTTCTGCACCTTCTTTTTTCATAGACTCTTTTTTCATTTCCAAATCTGCAATTTGAGAATCAATTTCTTCTTCTGTTAAAACATCCTCGGTATCATCTTCTAAATCGAAGTCTTCGTCATCCTCTAAATCGAAGTCATTAAAATCATCTTCTGTTAATTCAATATCCGAATCAGTATCATCAATTAAATCGTCTTCTGTTAATTCAATATCATCTTCATATTCTGTTGAATCCATATCTGAATCAACATCATCAATTAAATCATCTTCTGTTAAATCTATACTGTCTTCTAAGTTTTCATCTTCTGTTGAGTTATCATCCAAATCGTCTTCTGTTAATTTAATATCTAAATCAGTATCATCAACCAAATCATCTTCTGTTAAATCTGAATCTGTATCATCTTCGAAATCAAAACCTTCGTCTTCTGTCAAATCATCTTCAATAACATCAACATCATCCAATTCCAATTCCTCTAATTGAATATCATCTTCGCCTATATTATCTTCAATTCCTAATTCTTCCATAATTTCTTTTTCTATAGAGTTATCTAGAATCTCTTCTGATTCTTTAAGTTTTATTTTTGTTGCAACTTTTGATTTATTAAATTTTATCATTGTCTAATCTAATTTTAATTTTTAAATAGTATTCTTTTATTTATTATTTATTATTTGTAAATATTTTTCTATACCTAATATATTCATATACATTTTTTCATCCTCATTTAATGATTTCAATGTCTGTTTTTTTATGTGGCCATTACAACCGCAAATTCCATCAAAACATTGTGATTCATATAAGACTTTATTTTTCTTTCTCTTTAATGATTCTGTTATACGCATATCTGCGCCTACTGTAGATGGTCTAGAAACTAAATCCCAACATATAATAGATAAATCATCTTGTACCTCATCATACTCACCTACATTATGGTCATATTTTTCTTCTATAGAGCCTAAACTTCTTGATGATATGCCTAACTGAACATTATTTAATAATAAACCTCTTGTTTTCATTCCTTCTGAGTTTTCAGGCATATAAGCATTTAATACTTTTATCTTAGCCCAAACCTCTTTTCCTCTAAAACTCATATCTTCTATTATATGGGAAGCAAATTGTAATCTTGGAGTAACAGCTTCTTCTGGATGGTCTAATTCTCCAACGGCTTGTCTATCTTTAACTTCCTCTTCCATATAACGAATACAATCTCTCTTTAGATATTCCCAAGGATAAATTCTACCATTGCGATTTTTTAAATCGCCCTCTTGAATTTTACCTGATAAATATAATGGAATGTTTGCATCGCCTTTTGATTTCTCAAACAAAAGTCTATCATCTATTTCCAATAGAAATTTTTTAGCCGAAGCAACTTCTTGTAAAAATATTCTTTCTTTTCCCATTATTAATTATAATAAATTTTAAATAGTATAAAAAGTAAAGAAATTATAAAATTTTCTAGATTTATGATTCTTGAAATTTTTTATTTAGTTGAGGAATGTTTTCTTCTATTGAGTTTGAAATTTTATTCATTAATGCCTTTATATATTCTCTATATAGCATTAATTGTCTTTCTTTATTTCCGGGCTTAACATTTAAAATAATTTGTGTTTTGAAAATACAATTATTTTTAATACAGACCATGTTTGTTTCTGTTATTGTATCACCTATTAAAAATAAATTAGGGTCTAAGAATTTTTTAAGAAGAGACCTTAACTCTGTAATATATCTTTTAGATAAAATTTTCTTTTCTTCTTCGAAATCATTCTTATTATCCGAAAACAATTTAATTGGTATTTCTACATATAAAATCATATATTCAGGATTTTTGTAATCCTCCTCTGTGAATAATTTTATATTTTTATATAAACCAATATCTCCTATTTTGATATCTTGAGCTCCGCCAAATTTTGACTCATTTAATTGCTGTATTCTATTATATATTGAATAAATACCAAAGGTAGAATTTTTAATATTCTCTACCTTTTCTTGTATTAATTTCTTGACAGATTCTTGAATCATCTTTTTTTCTTTACCTTCTTCTAATTTTTTAGATAAAGAAAAGATATACTCAGATTTCTTATTCAATCTCTTTATATCTTTTGATTCTATAATTTGACAAGCTGATTCTTCATCAAAAGTTAAATTTTCTTCTAACTCTTCCTCATTGTCATCTAAGAGATATTTCTTTATTAATTCCTCATCTTCTTTTATGGTAGATAAATCTGTTAATAAAGATTTATTTTTATAATTTACAACATTATCCAAAGACTCATTTATCTTTATTTCTCTTATATCTTTTATGTTAAAAAATTCCAACAAACTTTTTAATTCTTTTTGTGTACTTTGAATGCCAACAGAGAATTCTTTAATAATATCAAGGTTCGCAGTTTTGTTTTTTAGGTTATTATAAATAATAAAAGATTGTGCAAAATTTCTATTTTCTTTAATTTTATTTTTTAATTTTTTTAAACCTTCTAAATCTTTTTCTTTTGTTAATTGTTCCTTAATGGATTCATATACATTATAAAAATTCAATTTCATTTTATTTATTTTAATTTAAATAGTTTTGTTAAATTCTTTTTCCTTTATTTTTTATCCTTTCTAATAAAGGTAATTTTTTCTTTTCTAACCTAATTCTAGGTATTCTCACATTTGGTAAGTCTTTTATTTCACTAACATCTGTATTATTTTCAGATTCATCACTTTCACCTTCTTCTATTTTTTTTATTTTATGAACTATTTTCTTTTCATCAAATTGTTGCTTAATCATTCTCTTAATTTGTTCATCACTAAAATCTAAAACAGATTTTGATGCTTCTGTGAAAGACATTAGGTTTAAACCTTCATTATCTTTATCCCATATCTCTTTAAACAATTCAACTTTAGATTTTAATATATCTAATTGAGCTTGTTTTAAACTTGTATTAGGGTGATACATTTTTATCTCAAAATTCTCTAAATCTTCTTCTGTGTATCCAAGGTGATATAAATGTACAGAAGCAACCTGTACTAATCCTTCAATATATTGTCTCTGAATCTTTTGAGTTGTTCTAGAGAATCTACTATCCTCTGATGCCAGAGTGGCTTTGCCTTGTAATTCCTCATCAAATGTTAACCACGCTTTAGGTATTTTTAAACCAGCAAATAAATCATCTTTTATAATTTTGTAATCTTCTACTTGGTCAAGATTAGAGGCTCCTTCTAATGTTGATACATCTGTTTGAGAATTTTCATCAACAGGCACATATATATTTTCCTCTATACCTATAATTCCTGGCTGATTCGTCAATGAACCTGTTTTGTAATCTACGAGAGGTTGTTTAGTCGTTTCTTTTTGAATATCATTTACCATTCTTTCTGCTTCTTGAGCTTCTAAACCTGTAACATCTATTTTAAATAAATATCTTGATGGAGCTCTCGTGATACGATAGATTATGAGAGCTTCTCTCATTAATACAACTCTTCTCCATGTCTCGACAATTGGCCTTAATGTAGATATGCCATAAGGAAATGTTTCCAAATCTTCGATATTTCTCCAATGAACTATTTGCCAAGGTTCAATTTTTTGACCAAAATAATAATAAGATAAATTTTCTTCTTGATAATTGTATGGATTTATTCTAACATCTCTATTAGGAAGATATATTAATTCTTTTACTCCATTTACTTCATCTGCATCTATGAAACAATATGTATTACCATATTTGCAGGTATTTCTAATATATAAATGTGAATTATAATTTAGTTTAAGAACCTTATAGAATAAATTTTCTAATTCTTTTTTTATTTTTAAATTTGACGATTCTATAGTTAATACATTTCCTTCAAAATTTTCTGAAGTAGCTTCTTCTGAATAAATATCTAAAGCTGCTTTAATAATAGGAAATGTAGAATCCATAACCATATATTCATTATAATTTTGAATATCAGCTTGAGATTGATTTTTATATCTTGCAAGATTTTTTATATTAGACTTAATACCAGATGCTTCTTTTTTATCATTAGCATATTTCAAATTCTTTATACCTGATGTAATCTTACCTGTCTTAGAATCCTTAGAAAATAAATTTGATAAATATATATTTGCTTCTTGTAGTAATGGCATATTTTTAATTATTTTTAATAATCACAAAAGTAATAATTTTATTTTAAATAGTTATATGGCGAACCCTTCCGAATCTACTCTCTTAGAACTAAACTTTAATAATTTAGTTCTTGTAATTAAAGCTGATTGAATTCTTCTTGCTAATGCTGTTTTTACACCATAATATTCTCTCACATATCTTCTAATATAAGAATACATTGTTAGAGTCATTATTAAGTCATCATGTTTACCAGGTAAATGGTCTCTTCTTCCTTCTCTCCATACCCAAGTTTCTAATTCTTTATAAATTCTCTTACAATTAAGTATGATATCTTCATTGTTAATCATTTCTTCTAAAACATCGCCACCCTGTGTTCTGCTTTGATTAGATTGCCAGTAACCTAATTTAGATTTATGACCATCTTTTTCATTAGGGTCTGATTTTTTTAGTTTCGTTCTATATATTTTTCTATCTGGATAATTTAAATCATTTTTTAATTTTAATAAACAGGCAATACCTGGTCCTTGATATTCTATAACAACTTCACACTCACCATATTCTAAAGCTATTGCTTTTACTAAATAAGCTAAAGAGTCAGGTGAGATATTAGAATCTTTAAAGGTGGCAACAACTTCATTATTGTTTTCATCTATAACGGTTATTGTTGAACTATCAGAGCCATCACCGGTTGCAATATCAACAACAACTAGATATTTTTTAGGAATTTTTATTAATTTACCATCTCTATATTCTTCTATATATTCAATCTCTTTATATACATAATAATTTTTCCACCATAATTCAGTATCTCTATTTATAGAGCCTATTCTCTTAGGTAATATACATTCATCAGATATTTTCTTTAAAACATCTGCGTCTAAAACCTCACCACCTGAACCACTGAAAGAACAGTCTAATTCACAAGCTGTTCTTTCCTTTCCTAATTTTTTAGATTCTGAATCGTACCAAGAGCTTCTTATTTTACCATCCTTTATATAATCATAAGTTTCTCTTGTTTTAAATTTCTTTAAATCATCTGGGTGAGTAGTATCTTGCCATTCATCATTAAACATTTTTAAATAACCGCCTTCTGGATTATTATCATCTTTTATCCATTGATACATACCTTGGTTATATATTGGATGGTCTCTCCAAGATGCATTTAATATTGACCAACCTTTTTCTTCTGCATTTATATATTGGTCAAAGTACCAACCTGATTTTCCTTTCGGAGTTGAAATTGCAATACAAGTTCCTTTACTTCTTGTAATCGCTGGGCCTGCAGATGCCCAAATATCAGACATGGCATTTTTTTTCTGATAATCTATAGATGCAACCTCATCTATAATACAAAGATGAAGTGAATCTCCACGACCTGCTTCTGGAGTATTTCCTTCTGCTTGTATTGTACTTCCATTTTCTAAACCAAAACTTTCTCTTGCATCATGACCTTCTTTATAATTTGGTATTATCCAGGATTGATAATATTCTACACCTCTCTTGTTTACTTTTTTCTCGCCCGACATCTCCCTTGCGTTATCAAGCATTTCTCTAACACCTTTTAGAAACTTTTTTGAAATTTCTTTTCTGTTCGCTATACATTTACAAATTTGTTTATTTTTAGTAATCATCCACCAAACTGTGAATGCTTGACTAAAAGTAGTGAGACCTGTTTGACGAGTCTTCATAGTTAAGTTCAAACGGTTTATAGAAAATTGAGTACCTGCATCTTTTTGATAGCTATATAATAAGAAAGGTATTCTCTCACCTTGTTTATTTATATCTGTTATCCAAATATAATTTTCTATAAAATATATTGGGTCTTTACAGATTTTATCAAACTCTATTGCTTGTGCATAAGCTCTATCAAGAGGGCTTTTTATATTTTTTAATTCCTTATTAGAAAGCATACTCATATTAAATAGTTAAAGGGTACATAAAAATTTATATACCCTTTAAATTATAAGTTTTTAGTAGGATTATATTTTAGAAAAATAACTTTCCAAAAGTTTTCTAGATTCTTTTTTTACAGAAATTAAATTAGAGATTGTGCTAACATAATTTTCATTATAATTTTCTTTTTTATATTTTTTCCAACCTTTTTTAACTTTATTAAAAAAAGTTATCTTGCCTTCTTCATCTAATTCTGATGGTGAATTAACTTCATGTTCATCTAGCAAGTTAAAGAAAAAATCTTGAAACGCTTGTTGTTTTTCCGAAAGCTCTCGTTTAGCCATTTTAATTATTTATAAAAATTAAATAGTAATATTATTTAGAATATTTAATAATCTCATCTAACTCTTTTATAAATTTAAATTTTTCGGTTTTAAATTTTTTAAAATTCAATAATTCTTCTAAAAAATCTTTTCCATTAAATTGTAATTTAAAATAATCATACCATTTTTTTGCAGAATGACTTAATTCTTCTTTTTCTATTTTTTTGTTCTCATAAGGGTTTGTAAACTTATCTCTCTTAGGTTTAATATCTTTTGTTTCAACTTGTTCTTTAATAACTTCTATTGGGTTAAAAATTTCAGTTTTCTCTTCAACAATTTCCTCCAATTTAGATTCAGTAACAATATCATCCTTTTTAAAATCTGCTTCTATAGTATTTGAGACAATTTCTTCTGTTTTAAATTCCTCTTGAATTATAGTTTCTGAACTCTCTTCGGTAGTTATATTTTCAATTTCATCAATAACTTCCTCTTCTTGTATTTTTTTAAATACCTCTAAAACTTCTGAGGTTTTTACTTCCTCTTTAACAACTTCTTCAATTTCTTTAATAACCTCTTTCTTTACTTTTTCAATAGGTTGTTTAGTTATTGCTTCGGTAACTTCCTTTTTTATTTCTTTTTTATTTTTTGCCATTATATGTAATTTTTATTCCAAAAATCTTTATTAATAAAACGTTTTAATTCATTTTCTAAATCATCTATTTTTACTTCTAACTCTATTAACTTTTCATTTTTTTTATTTTCTCTTATAATAAAAGTAATAATGAAAGCTAGCAATAAAATAATAATAAAAATAAGTATTGCATAAATCATAATATTATCCTCTTAAATATGTTTTTTGTTTAGTACCAGAAAAATTTTCGTTCATTGTTTGTTCTGTAGGATACATCACTAATTCTTCTACAAGAGAATCTTCTTTTAGTTTGTTATACATATCTAATGTTATACAAGCCTTTCTTTTTTCTTTATCATATAAATATGTTACATATATCATTCTGCTCTATAAATTTTTATTTCTTGTTCATTAATTAATTCTGTCTTATATAAATATTTTTCATCTGCGCCTTTATAACTCTTATTTTTTATCTGTGATAACAATAAGAGCATCATACAATATAATTTTTTGTTTATAGCTAATTCTGAACCATAGAAAACATAGTAATCACCGAATATATTTTGTATTTGATAAAATAAAGCTACTTTTCCCTCTCCCTTTAAGAAGTTTACAATATAAGTATTTGCATCATGGTCAGTTAAAGTATTTCTTAATGTAGATTCTTTAACCACACATTGATAATATATCAAATAACAATAGTTTGTTTCTTTATCTTTCTTTTTAGAAAAGAAATTTGATATTCTGTTTAATATTTGTATTATTTTATTTTTCATAAGATTTTTAAATCTTTGTTATTTTAAAAAAATAATCACCGTCTTCTTTTGCATAAACAATTTTACAATTATCTTTTAAATATGTACTTAATTTTAATTTTACTATATATAAGCTTTGTTCTAATGTTTTGGCAAATTTATTATTGTCTTTTATATGGCAACCGGGCATATAATTTATAGAATATAAATAATTCCTAAGCCCATCTATATCTTTTATATATTTTTCTAAATGTTCATTTATTTTTATAATCCCAAGGTGATTATAAAAATAGTATTTTGAAATAGTAGAATCTCTAAAAGGATGTCTAGTTATATATTTTTTCATAGAAGCTCTATAATTTAAAAGATATATATCTGGAGTATATTTTACATCTACAGGCTCAAATGAATCTTGCTCTTTAAACTTAAACCAATAATCAACCCCCTTAAATTTATCGTTAAAAAAAGAAGCTTTTTTATATTGTATATTATTTTTCTCACAATATAATTCAAAAACACTTTCACCTTTTTTTTGAAAATCAGTACTTCTTTGATTATATTTCATACATTATTGTAATAAAAATTTTGACTTCGTATATAACCTCCAGAAAATTAATTTTAATTTCTTATCAAATAAATTAGAAATTTTTATTAAATCTTCTTTTGAGATTTCTTCCTGTAAAGTTATATATTTTTTTTTAGAAATAAAAACATCATTATATAATAAGCCTTCAGATATAAATTTACAATCTTTAGAGTTAATTTCTAAACCCTCAGAATATTTATTCGAATCTTCTATAATTAATAATTTCATTATTTATTTATTAATTGACCTGTTCCATAACCCAATCCAAAACCCACCAATCCTGTGAAAGTAGGTAATAATATATTTTTTGCTTTTTGCCCTTTACTTAAATTTGGTTTAGGTATATATATTTGGTCTGCACCTATAATAGAAGAGTTTGGGTCATCTAAATAATACCTAGCCGTATATCCTTTTTTATCTTCCGTTACAATAGATTTTATTTTCACTTTATAAACATAATTGAAATTAAGTTTTGGATTATTTTGATTAATTAATACCTCGCCAAAATATTTAAAATTCTTATTTTCATCAGTAATAGAATCATTAAATTTGTAAATGCCATCTAAATTATTTTCTGAAATTTCACCATTTAAACTATCTTGTAAATTATAGAGTTCTATTAAATCTGTATATTTAGAATCTTTTGTTTCTAATTCTATTTGCAATGCCGCCACTAATTTTTTTTCTTTTTCTAACTCCTTAATAAATTTATTTGTTTCAGGATTATTGGATTTTATTCCCTCTTCTATAATTTGTTTTGGGTGCATTGTTATCACAGATTTTTGATAAAAAGTATCTGTTTTTGTTTTTACATGAATGATGGAATCATTCATAGCATTAATAGTCTCAATAGTTCTCTTTTGTGTATTTATCTTTTTACAGCCTCTTATGGTGGTTATTGATAAAATGAAGATTAGTGCCGCTAATCCAATTAATAGGTATTTTATAATCTTGTCTTTTATATCTTGTTTCATAATTTATTTTTTAGTTCTTAAATATGCAATAGAATCTTTCATTTTAAGCTCGATATGCTTACTCGTTATATTAAACATGCTAACCTTTTTATACATTTCTAAAAGTTCTTCATATTGATTTTTAACATTCTTGCTATTATCAAATAAATCTTTCTGATATTTTTCTTTACCTTTCTTTAAACTATTTGATAATATTTCTAATTCTGCTATATAATTATCTAGTTTGATACATATAATTTGGTCTTTATTTTCAAAATCTTCTTTTAATATTTTTCTTAATGACATTTGATATTTTCTTTTAAATAGTTTTATTTTATAATTGTATCCAGCCCTTCCTTCTCCAACTCTAAATTAAAATCAAAGCAACATTTAAGAGAATCAATATGAGATACAACCAAAATTTTATCATTGTATTTTTTTAATCTATTTAGAAAATTAACAACCAACTCTAAATTTATTGAATCTAATGTACCAAACCCTTCATCTATAATAAATAGATTTAACTTGTTTAATTCACTAATTTGATTAAAAGAATTTTTAAGAGATAAATCAATTAAAAAAGATTCCATACCTGAACATAGTGAAGCGTATTGCTCTTCTCCGGATTCATCATAAAAGAAAACCTCTATCTCATTTTTATCAGATATTTTTAATTCTAAATTAAAATCAAAATCTAATAGTAGTTCTTCTAGAAAATTATTAATAGAATCTACCTTATTATTAATAATAATTGAACGAATTCCTTTTTTGTTCATTCCCTTAACATATAATTCTAGATAAGATACTTTGGTTTCTATATCTATTATTTCATTTTTTATCTTAAGGATTCTATCTTCTTTATCTTTTAATAATAAATTCTTTTTTTCTATCTCTCTCTTAGATAAATCAAAATCTTGTAACTTTTTATTTACTATTTTTAAATCTTGCTCTAATAAATCTATATCATCTTTTAATTTTTGTTTTTTTTCTAAAACACTTTTCTCTAATTTATATCTTCTTACTGAATCTTCTAATAAAATATTTTCTTTTTCATATTTAGATACTAAATTTTGTTTCTCAGATATCTCAGAAATTAAATCGTTTACTTTTTTATAATCATCTTTACTTTTTCTAATCTCAATTTCTTTTGTCTTTATATCCTGTTCTAATTTAGAAATTTCATCAATTAACAAAATAGATTTAGTTTCGTTTTCGGCCTCATTTATATTTTCAAATAATCTCTTGCAAGTTATACATTTGGTATTTTTTAAATTAGATAATTCAGCCTTTAAATCATTTAATTTTTTATATAAATCTTTATCAACTTGAAGATGTATTATCTCATCATACTTCTCATGTTTGTTTTTTAAGACTGAATCAATTTTATTTTTTTCTGTTAATTTTGACTCTACAAGGTTGTTTAATAAAATTATTTGTTCTTTGTTTTTATCGATTTTGCCTTTTGTTGTATTAAAATCAAAATTCTCATATTCTAACTTTATAGAGTAATACTTTTGTTTTAGAATATCTATTTTTGTTACTATATCTTGTTTCTTATCAACTATCTCTTTGTCAATGATAGTTATTGTTAATAAAGATAAATCTTGTATCAAAACACTTAAATCTCGTTCTTCTTCTTTTATTTGTTCCGCCTTGAAACTAATTTGTTGATTATATTTTTTTAAATCAAGATTAGATAATTCATATTTTTGTTCATATACTAATAAGTTTAAAATTTTTGTGAAATAATCAAATCTGCCACTTTGATTTAAATCTAAAAATCTCTTACCATACATTTGAGAATAAAAATTAGAAAGAACTAAATTATCATAATCGACAATATCTTCATTTATTTTCTTTAATGTATCTAATTGCTTCTTCTCTGTTTTATTAATTATATTATCATCTTCTATTTCATAATAATTTACCTTGCTGTCATCATCAAATGAAATAATTTTATCTATCTTATATTTTTTATTATTTGTTTTCAAGATAGTGCTGAGAGTTGCATTTTCTTTGCTGTTTTTATTGATTAAGAATTTTTTCTTCGGAACATTCCTTAATGTATAATTTGTCAAATTAAATAATAAACTATCTAATAAAAAACTCTTGCCGGTTTTATTCTTCGCTGAAATCCCTATTATACCTTCTAAAAATTCAAAATCTATTTTTTGTTTTTTGCCAAAAGGTCCAAAATTAGAAATTTCATGATAATCTAAATCTATTATTTGTGGAATGATTATTTTGTCTTTTATATTATCTGAATATTCTTTATCTAATTCATTTAATAAAATTAAAATATTATCTGGTATTTCTAAATTCTTAAAATACTCATTAAAATAATTTTTATTCTCACTTTTCTTTAAGCTAGCGCCTTCTTTTAAAAATACTTTCTTTTGATTTATATTAAAGACAGTATATTGCTTTAATTCTTTAACTAAATCTTTATATACTTCTTTATTATAATTTAATTTTGAGCCCTGGAATATTAATCTTATTTTTAATTTAGAATATTTTTTAGATAAATATTCTAAATCTTTTTTATTTAAAGTAAATGTAAAACAATTATCTAATTCAATTGTGTATAAAAAATAATTAGATTCTAGATTTAATTCTCTTGCTATATATTTATTATCTATTAACTCCCAAATTAATCCGCCTTTGCTATAATCATTTGTCTCTCCCCAATCAATTTGATACAAACTTGAACAATAAGCAATTTCATTATTTCTAAAAAATTGCCTCTTGTGAATATCAGCTAACATTACCACATCGCAATCTTTAAACATATCCAAAGAAACTCCCTTATCTAAAATTTGACCATTGTGTAATTTACTTCCAGAAACAACTCCATGATAACAGCCAATGGTTAGGTCATTGTGTTTTATTTTTTCAAATTCTTTATTATCTAAGTCACTCCAAACCCACCAATCTATATTATATAAATTATATGAACCACTATCTTTTAAAAAATGTATAGAATGTTTTGTTTTTAAATTATCTACAATTGGAGTTAGAGCATCTAATCTATCTATATTATTATTCCAATCATGATTTCCTATAATCATAACAATAGGTATAAGATTAGATATCGTTATAAAGAAATCATTTAATAGAGTTAATTGTTCCGGAGAATATTTATTATAATCATGCACAACATCTCCGCCTATATAACATAAATCAATCTTATTATTTATTATAGATTTTTCTAATAAGGTTATTAATTCCCTTACTTGCTCATGGTCTTGAAATAATTTAAAGTGCAAATCTCCTATATGAAGAATCTTATTTGGTTTTATCATATCACAAATATAAAAAAAGTTATGTGTAGAAACATAACTTTTATTATTTTAATTAGAAATTTTAAAAATCTTTTTTATATCTTAAATATCTGCTGGTTCTATATTTGTATAATATGCATATTTACTAAAAGATCGGTCACCTTCATCGTTTAATAAACAAAGTTTGCCTTTAGGTGTAATCCAACTAACTAAACCCACATTAAAAACATCTTCTTTATCTTGGTTAGGATTGCTTTTTAATCTAAAATAAGTATCCAAAGGCAAGTTTTTAAAAAATTTATTAAATAATTGTTTAAATTGTAATGGGTGATTTTCTTTAAAATATTTTGCATCATCATCTAAATCAACATTCCCTTCAACATCACCTCCTGCTTTACCTAATTTATCAAATAAATGTTCATATTCATTTTTGGAAGAATTAGAAAATTTGCTAAAAAGATGAATTGCCCCCTTGTAAAGAAGTTAAGTTGTTGTGGGCACAATAAAAATCCCCACCAACAGTTTGCGGTGCCCCTGCAAGTGAGGTTAATTTGTTATTGGTACAAGTAAAACCCCCACCAACAGTTTGCGGTCCCCCTTGTAAAGAAGTTAAGTTGTTGTGGGCACAATAAAAATCCCCACCAACAGTTTGCGGTGCCCCTGCAAGTGAGGTTAAGTTGTTATTGGCACAATAAAAACCCCCACCAACAGTTTGCGGTGCCCCTGCAAGTGAGGTTAAGTTGTTATTGGCACAAGTAAAATACCCTGTTACTTTTCCAAATTGTATAGGGATAGATTTAAGGGTTTTATCCCTTAAATCTACATCTCCTTCAACATCAACAGTTCCATTAGAATTAATTGTATAATTTTCTACTCCCATCTTATCTAACCAATCTTTAATTTCATCTTGGTCTCCTTTAGAATTGTTACCTGCTTTACCTAAATCTATTGTAGCATTTTGTGCCACATAACCTTTTAATTGACTTTGTGGTACCGAATCCATGATATAATCTCCTAATAAACCTTTTTCAACTTCTATATAGATTTTCTTAAATTCTGCAACATCATCTAAGTTGCCCATAATTAAATCTAGAGTCTTAGAAACCTTAGCAATATTTATCTCAGTTTCTTTAGATATTATTTTTGAAAGTGATGTGATAACGGTTTTATTTAATTTTGATTTCTTCTCAAAAGAAACAAATTCTGAAGCAGTTTCAAAATTATCAAAGAATTCATTAATGATAATCAATAACTGTCCTTTTGTTACCGATAAATCTCCTTCAAGGCAATCTTTAATAAATTTAGAAGTATTAGCTCCTAAAGATTCTTTTAATGTTTTAGGTCTGTCTTGAAAAGAAACTTTTTTTCCGGTCTTTGATTCTATTAATTTAATAGCATCACTTAATTTAAAAGTTTTTTTATTTTCTTTTAAAGGCTGTATTTTTGATTCTAATTTATCTAAATTGCTATCAACTTTATTAACTAATATTGAATTTATTTTAGAAACTAAATTTGTTATTATACTTTTTATAGAATCAATTAAATTAGTAAACCAACCTTCTTTTAATGCTTTAAGAGGTTTTATACTTGCACTACCTGATTTTTTTACCATTTCTGTATGCTCATCTGTTAATTTTTGTAGAGTCTCTGCAAAACCATCAACCGTCTTTCCGTAAGTTGCATAAAGTCCTTGAACAATGCTTTCATAAGAAGTGTTTCTTGTTATTGAATCTAATGTTACAGTCATAGTAAAATCCTCAAATCTTCTTGTTCTTTCTTCGATGCCATTAAACATAGAAACAATATCTTTTTTTACATTTAATTCTCTTGCTTGTAATTCATTTAAGTATTGTTCTTTTATTTTCTGTATTTCTTCTTTAATAAGTTTATATTCTTTTGCTTTATCATAGATGAGTTTATCTTTTGCTTTTTGAACCTGTACTAAATCTAATTTTTGTAATGCCATTTGAATTTTATTTTATAACTTTGTTTTAAATAGTAAAAAAAAATATGAATTTTATTTTAATTTTATATCAAAGGGATAAATCTAAGTTATCTAATTTTTTTAATGACCTATATATCATGCAATCAAATAAAATGATATTAGGTGATAAAAATGAATTAATCTTGTTTTTAAATGCCGACCAAAAGATAATTATTGATTTAATTAAAGAACTTAATCTTGGAATATATATTATTGTTCCCTTCGAAGAAATTATAACAAATAATAAATTTTTTGAAATTCAACAATTAGATAATTATAAAGACAATAAATTTCTTTCTTATCTAATAGAATTAAAAGATAAAAATGAAGTAAATGAATTTGATAAATTGTTTATAGAAAAATTCGGCGACTTATTTAATTATAAAATAGACCAAGTTCTTGATAAGATAAACTCTATTGGAAAGGAAAATTTAAACTTTTGTGAAAAATGGTTCCTTAAAAATTATAAAGAATAATTATTTAATTATTTCTCTTATTGGCTGATACCAAATATAATCACTCTCTTTTAGAATGATTTTATTTTCATTCACAAATTTATGTATTAAATCTACCACATATCCCAAGAAGTAAGCTTCAAACTCATCTTCTTGTTTATCTAAATTGCCATCTATTTGTGCCCAAATGAAATTTAAATAATGTTTTGCTTCATGTGCAATAACCCCTGGTGTCACATTATTATGAAAGAAAATCCAATATTCATTATCATAAATAAGTGTATATCCATCTGAGCCCTCAGGATGCAATTCTTCATAATTTATACCAAGTTTTTCTAGCATTGAAGAAATCTCTATTTCTTCATCATAAACTAAATTTAAAGTATTTTGATAAATTGGTATCTTATGTTTTTCATGAACCATTCGCAATATTTTGTATCGCCCTTAAATAGTTGTTCTTAAATTCTATATTATTTCTTGTTCCTAAACAATAGCTTGGGTCTCTTAATCCTTGTGGTATTTTTAATATTGTTAAACTGCTACAGATTTCTCTTAATTCTTTTTCTAATTTTAATAATATTCTATTTATTACAAACTCATCCATTAATAAAATACAATCTTTGTTAGATAGCATAAATTTCATTCTATCATTTAATTTTAAACCTAACATAGGAAAAGAATTAATAGTTGATAAATAATCCCAGATGCCTTCCGTGATTGTTATAGGGAAATTATAATCTAAATTTCCTTCTTGAAACATTATCTCATTTTTAATACCCCTTGGTTTAATATATTTTTTATTTACTAAATCGTAAAGCAATGAGTAATTTAATTCTCCCGAAATATTATAGCTTCTAAAATATAACATTCCTTTTTCTTTACCGCTATAAACATTATAAACATTATTTTTTTTTAATTTATCTATTGGAACTCCTCGATATAAAAAATGTTTCTTCTGTTCTTCGGTATATTTTTGGTTTAAAAATAAAGGTTCTTCTATTTTATATTCTTTATTTTCTTCTTTAGAAAAATTAATAATATTCTCAAATTTAAAATCCTTACCTAAACCTTGTTCAGATATTAATTTATTTATATGTCCATGATAATTACAAGCCCAACAATTAAATTGTAATGTATTTATATTTACCTCAAGATTGTATTTATCAATAGAACTACCCTTTGCTTCACATATAGGACAATTATATTTT